TTATTTATGTTTTTCGTGTTTCGGATCAATTTGAATAATTACAAAATAGCCATCAGAATTAAAATATCCATGAAGCCTGAATGTTTTCCTGTCTTTGCCATAATGAACTACTTCGCGCTCAACTCCGTTGATGATTTCCTTAGACTTGACCCCGCCTCTAGTTCTTAAAAACATTTTATCGACTTGAGAAATTGTCAGATGCTTTTCAACAGTGTCGCCTAGGAATTTATCAAGTACTTTTAAATCTCCTGGTTTCATACAGCTAAAGCAATATCTATTATCTAGCTTTTCTTGAATACACAATTTAAAGACCGCGTTACTTTTTGTTAGCTTACTCCCCGAGTGACCTGGATTACTATTAATATTTGTTAATTTTTTTGCCATCTAGTCACCGACGTAAATACTTTTATAGTAATTTTTCATATCTTCTTCTGATATTTCTTGGTTACTAGATTCACCATCGGCTAAATCGCCTCTCGCATTTCTCCAAGGTATTTCTTGGTGAGTTAAAGCTTCTAATTCATTCGCTGACTTATCACCGTAAGTCAGCCAAACGGATTCAAGTAAGTCAATTGTTTCGGGATCATCTATTGTATTTTCTTCGCCTTTGGTAATATCTTGCCAACCCCAGCCTCTGTATTTTTCATATAGTGCTGGTGACACAGGCCCATGGGCCCATGCCTCGAATTTTGAATCATTAATCATATTTTTATTGTATAGTGCATTCGCCCATGCTTGTGCATAATATGTTAACTTTTGCAATTTTTTTGGTGAAACAGCTTGCTTATTCAAAAACCAATTAGCAACGGCAAAAACTGTATAGTCTTTCATAGCTAGCCCCTCCCCTTAATTAAATATACGTATCTCTATAACGTCATGTTACAGTAGTTCAATAGTTTTATCAAGCTATACCAATTATTTTAATCAATTTTTTGACTATATTTTCCATTGCCTATCTATACCTATATCTGCTTAAATCCGAAAAAACCATAGATAAACTACAGATTTATCGTGAATATCATTATAATGTAAATCGCAATCTATAACTATACCAATTTATGTACGCCCTCAAAAGAGGGCTTGTTTAATGCTTATTTAAACGTTCCCCAAGCTGTGGAGTTGTAACGTACTGGCAAGAATACGTGTACACCGTTATATACGTGGTGGATCATTACATAGTTGCCTACCCGTTTCCATGAATCGTACTTCCATGATGTGTAGGCTGGTAGATAACCACCTTGAGCTGCATTGAAGCTAGCGGCACCGACACGGTTCATGATTGGCGTATCGCCGTTCACGAATGTACCATTTTCAGGAGTAAACCCAGCGGGAATATTCGAATTACTTGGCTTTGTGGGATTGATTGGCGTTGTGTTTGTCCCGCTGCCATTTTCAGGTAACCCTGTCTTCAAATCTTGCGCAAATTGTGATTTAGAAATGCCATGGCTTGCTAAATAACCATATGGGTCTTGATGATCACCCCAGACATTATCAGTAATCCATTTATGGGTCACAATTCCATAACCGGTATCTAGATTAGTACTGATACCATACTTAGCAGCTGCATCACGTAGCACATTTACATAAACCGCGTAATCAATCTTAAATTGATTGTTATCGTAGGTGCGGGCTAATTCAACTTGAACGGGCGCATTAGCGTTGCCCCATGTGCCTGCGCCCCAGCTCACATAACCATCAGACCCAACACGATAGACTTGACCACCATCACCAACTACATATTGTGTATAGGCTTGGACGGACGCCCACGCACGTTTCATATACATAGCATTATTGATTGCTGGGGCATAAGTTCCGGTATCGTGGGCAATAATAACTCGGCTATTGGTCCGTTGGCTAGAACCCTCGTTGGTGCCTAGTTGATACGTCGTGTTAACTGAGTAAGCTTGTACCACCCCCGCCATGTTTGTGGCAAATAAAATAGCCGCCCCAAAGGCGACTACCAATTTATTTAATTTTTTCATTTTGAATCTCCCTTCGTGGTGTCATAGACGACACCGACTAAACCTAAGATTGTAAGCACCGTATTAACAATACCTTGTACTTGGCTAGCTAAATCGTTGCTGAATTCAATTCCGAAAACCTTGGCCACTTGCTGAACTAACACGATGACTAAAGCCGTCAGCGAAGTCCACAGCACCTTTGAGTGCCAATCTACTTTTTTAATCATTTGTAACCTCCTAAGCTTTTTAAACGTTCGTGATGCCGATCTAGTCTGCGGTCGTGTTCGTCTGCCCGTTCGTCCAGACGTTCGATGTCCGTTTTTAAATCGGATAAATTATTATTGAGCTGCTTAAAATTATGATTAAGCTCTTTAATGTCCCCTTGAAATGGCGCGAAAACTGCGTATTTAAAAAGCAGGCTGATTAAGCCTGCAATAAAAGTAATAATCGCAATCAGTGAAGCCCATTCACCCCACGTTAATCCTCCCAATCCGTGCAAAGCTAGCCCTCCTCTAGTTAGTTGGTGCTACATAATCTTCACCAACAATTTCTTTAAATTGTTCTTCACTAATAGACCCTTTTACAACTTGGGCCATTACATCATCTTTGTTCATTGTGTTCCAGTTTTGATATGCAAATTTAAAAACGATAAACATTTTATTTTCCTCCTTGATTTTGTGCTAAAGCCGTAATAGCTAGCTGAAGTTGTCGAATAATCTCAGTGTTGTTTCCAGTTTGTAAGCCTAGTGCGGTAATTGCTTGTTGGACATCACTGGGATTTGCTGGTTCTTGTTTATCATTCTTGTGTTTAGCAATCCAATCTGGTTCAGATAGTTCAACCCACTTTTCGCCATCCCAAGTTGGGGCGTACATTCCACGACCATCAGCTTCAGGAGGGATTGTTGTTGCGTTTACTGGAATTTCAACTTCATCTTTAATCAAGTCACTATACATAAATGACTTAGTGTTTACATCATAAAAATAAATAGTTTTCATATTATTATCCTTTCCGTAAATACAAAGTATCAAATGGTAACCAGTCAGCTGCTCCGTAGGTACCCGTTGACATATTTTCTGATACTAAATTACCGTTTGTATCCAAAAGAAACCGATTATGCTTTTGCCCAGTAGCTGGACTTGTGTATCGGTATTGCATATCTGGTGCAATTGATTTTGGTACATTAATAATTACTTGACCTGCTTTCGTGACGTTTGTAACGGCTCCGTGAATCATAACTAATTGCCAACCACCAAAGTCAATTACTTTAAAACAACCAACAGAAACTGCCTCATCCGAATACCATCTGACGCCAGACCCTAATGTAATACCTGACGTTTGCCAGTTACTGACACCACTTAAATTATTAAACTTAGCATCCAACGCATTAAAATTATCGTTAATTTTTTCGGGACCTTGTTCCATCCCTGTGAAAATGTTAGTTAAAGCCATTTCATTTCCTCTTTTCTTTAGTAATAAAGTGCGTTGGTACCGTTAAATGCACCAAAGCCCCCATCTTCTAGTCTCTTAAATTGTATTCCGTCAGTAAAACTGCTGTCAGTGCTATTTAGCTCAATAGTGCTTGAGCCATCATTACTTGAGATAACCTTGGCTTTACACCAAATTATTGGGTGCTGTTATGGCACCTTTTAATACGTCTTCTGGCGCTGGTGTCCAAGGTGTTGCTACACTGCCCTGTTCAATTTTAAGTAGCCTAACATAGGCGTCCATTGTTCCGTAAAAAACAAAGGCATACCACATATTACTGTCAATTGAACCTGTTCTTGAAACCCGTTGCCAATCACTAGTTAGAGCCATTCCGGCATCAGACATTCCATCCCAGCCCAGTTTCTTTAGTGCACCTGTACCCTTAACTTCGAACGAGATAGTGTACGTTCCACTTGGTAAATCAGTATGTTCCCAGAATCCTCCATAGTCATTGCTAATGACATGCAGTGCCACTTCACCACTATCCATTGTGACTTTCTGAATTGTGGCACCCCCATGACCGGCAAAACTCCATGAAGAGTCATACGAACCACTAATCAAGTTTCTACCATATACTTGCCTGCCATCGCTGAACACCTTATCTACTGGTATGCCATCAACAACGCATACTTTTCCATTTATTGTTGACATTCAATCACCCCTTTATAAAGTAGATTCCGGACTTGTCAGCCAATGTGCTATAATCCGCTTGCGAGATGACATTGATGACGGCATCATCGCCTTTTTTACCCGTATCACCTTTAGCGCCAACGAGAGACGCAAGCCATTGATTGATATTTCCAGAGAAGCCAGCATTCACGGCAACCTGATAAGCAGAGATACCTTGTTCGCCTTGTTCGCCTGGGTCGCCTTTTTCACCGGTCTTGCCAGTGTCGCCTTTGATCCCTTGGGAACCGCTTAGGTCGGCAATATAGGTGAAACTGGTGCCGTTCCAAACATATAGCTTGCCGTCATCTGGATCATTGACATCACTCGCAATCATAGTAAAATCGCCATCAGAGAATCCACTACCATTCATTTCAGCAATGGACGGGAACGTCTTTGCGATTTTGAAGTCTTTCCCCGGATTGCCTTTTTCACCTTTGTCACCTTTATCTCCAACGATAGAAACCAGCCATTCCGTTTGCGAGCCTTTGTAGCCATTGATGACCGCAATCTGGTAAGCGGATAGACCGTCGTTACCCTTGTCGCCTTTAAGACCATTTGCAACAGCCTCTGAAACTTCTTGTTTGAGTTGTTGGCTGAGGTCGCTGAATTGCTTAATAAAGTCATCAACCGTAATGCTGCTGACGAGTCCACCAGAAAGACCAGTGACGTTTTCATTAATTTTAAGTGCCAAAAATCCATCACTAGGATAGATTGCTGTACCGCCGTTTACGGTGTCCCACAGTTCGATTAGATAGCTGCCTACCGGCAACTGAGCTAATTGTCCACTAGTGATAACAGCATGGTTGTCCGTAATACTGGCACTTACCCCCAGCAAATATCCAGAGTCGTTTTTGATTTTGACCTTTGCATCTGCTGTTAAAGTTGCCGAGCTGCCACCATCAAATGCGTTCAGATGTATTTCAGTTGCGGTATCGGCAAATTTAAACTGTTTAGCGCCGTTGCCAAGATATAGTTTTCTCATTGATTGTCTCCTTTCTTAGATCACCCCGAAATGAAGTAGACGCCTGACTTGTCAGCCAATGCGTCATAATCCGCTTGCGATATGAAATTAATAGTAGCATCCTCACCTTTAGGACCAACGAGAGATGCCAACCATTGACTGATGTTGCCAGAGAAGCCATTTTGGACGGCGAGCTGATACGAAGAAAGACCAAGGTCTCCAACATCACCGCCACCACTTGCACTTGTTGACGTTTGATTGCTACCATTTCCCGCTGTTGCTTTGGCGTCGTCAATATCATAGCCAAGATCAAATCTAATCGTCTTGTATCCATCAATCAGATACCAGTAACCATTCTTGTAAGTTAAATCACCTTTCAATGCATACGACAATGGAAGATGAACAATAACAGTATCATCATCGGGATAACTTACATTGCAGGGAATCGTTTTTATAAACGCTTCACCGACCCCATAAGGTCCTGTACCTAACCCATGAGGCTCAGTACCAATAGCATACTCATAATACTGCACAACAACTTTAGGTTGACGATTCTGATTGTGTTTGATTGATGCATTAAAGCCCGATGGTACATGTTGTGCCAACCAGGTCTCAATGTACTCCAACCGATCATCAAGAAGAGAATATTTCCCAAAATTTGCCGAATTACGAGCCAAGATTACTTCACTGTCCGTAGTTGCGTTTGAAATAACGGCTTTAAATTGATCGAGAACGTCACTCATAGTTCCTTCAACTTGTGTTTGACGATCTTCTACACCATCTTGTTGATTTTGGATATTAACCTTGAATGCTGTCTCATCTTCATTGATGTATGTCTGCACTGCCAGCATAATTTCAATCCATCGAGCTAATGATTCCCGCACATCAGCGCCATACATCTTAGTGCGAATGAACTTAGATAATTCAATCGCAATCGGTTTGATGTTGTCCGGCGTATATTCCTGTTGTTCTGGAATTGGTGTTGAATCTTTATAATTAACTGATCCACTAACTGTTTCCATTTTCTCACCCCTTTGTTAAATAAGCTTTCTTGAATCTATCACTAGGGTCCGTGCTCATATCAACATTTCCTGAGATGCCGCTGACACGTCCGACACTAGTGTATTGCCATAAATCGTAAGGATATAAAGGCTTCTTAGAATTACTAATGGTTCCATCATTAGCACCATAAGAAGGAATCCAAATCTGAGTTCTAGAGGTATTAATTGAAGGATATAAAGCATTACTTACATAAATAACAATCTTGTTGTCAGGAATACCTAACGCATTAAGCTTGTTCATATAAGCTGTTACAGCTGCAGACAGGGTTCCACTAGTTACGCTGTTTGCCTCGACATCAATCATCCAGAATCTAGGTTGCTTACGACTACCAATAGCCGAAGTAGCTCGATTATAGAAGTCTCTTGCTTCAATCTCAGCATCAGCTGCATTAAGAGCCGAGAAGTATGCGTAAACAGCGTAGTTTGCTCCTGCACTAATAGCATTAGGAATATTAGCTGTATATGTGTTATCTATGTGTGAACTACCAGATTGTACACGGATAACAGATAACGCTAATCCACTACTTACAACCTGAGACCAATTAATACTTCCTTGAAACTCTGAAACATCAATAATAGAACCTTCGTAGTATTGATCTCCAACTGTTTGCTCTTGAAGTTTCTGTACTCTTTCCTGAAGTTCTTTAATTAACTCATCTTGAGTAGATTGAGCCTCTTTGATACTTCCGATCTCACCCAATTCGTTGCTAATTGTCACAATCTTAGCCGTCTGCGCAGCCACTCGACTCTTTAATACGTCAATCGCTTCGCCTTGCTTTTTGATGAGCGCTTCGTAATCAACTTGACCCAATAACTTATCCCCGATTGATAACGTCGAGTTGAGCGGTTCGCATAAGTCCAATGACTGACCAACAATCCGCAACCGTTCATCAATCCCCATTAAAGGGTTAATTGTTTGGTGATAATTACCGCATTCAAAGCTGTCAACCGTTCTATCTGTTAAAAGACTGAGGTCAACCGCGCTCACTTGGAACTGCTCTTTGATCAGCCGTTGACTGTCCAGCATGGCTTGCCCTTTTGATTTTAGGATTGAAGCGACTTTAACATCGTCCCAAACCTCCGCATGAACAACGTAACCGATTTTCTGAATCATCGATTGTGATGATAGAACAGAGCTACCGTTATTGACAGACTCAATCGTCAATCTTGGTTGCGATATTTCAGAATCACCAGTTTTGTTCTCCGACTCGGTTCTAGCGCCTAATGGTTTAATTACCGAATACGCCTCGCTTGGATCAACAGCTCGTTTCAAAGATAGCAAGTTGCTTGCTAAACGAATGTTTTGACCGCTTAACGTTGCAATCTCTGGCATATAGTCTAGATAAAGCCCATCTGGCTCATGCCTTAAACGAATCTCGCCGCCATACTTATCGATTAACTTTTCTTTGATTGTGTCATACGTAGTCTTTGAATCATCAATTGACTTATAGACGTTGTCAGATGGACTAGTAACGGTTACCTGCCCTAATTTGATACGCTTGTAAGAATCAACTTGGCGATTATGAACGTCAATCATATGTCCTAAGAAAGCTTTTAAGTCATTGTTAGACAGCGCGTAATAATCTTGGATAGAATCGTGCAAGAAAGCCGTCAACCCTTCGCATGTGACTGTTTTGTTGAAAAGGCCGCTGCTATCCATTGAATCTGTTGTCGGCAAAACTTGGCCTTCAAACAATACCTTATTGAGTTTTGTGTTGGTAACCTTGACGAAGGTTGTTCGATATTTAAACGCGTTGTAGTATGGCGATTTGGGGCTAATGCTAAATTCGAAAGAATCGATTGAATCAACGTCTTTGGTTATTTTAGCCGACAACAATTTGGTGCTATTCATGTTCTCGGAATGAATAGTCACCTCTTGGCCGTCCCAGCCTTGTCTGACTGTAACGCGATACATTAAATCAACTCCTTATGCCAATTGAAGCTTATTTTTCCCGTGCCTTTAATTGTCATGCTTGTCTCGCCTTGATTAAGCACGAAATCAGGGCTTTCAATCGTACCTGCTGGGATTGTGTATTTTTGCCCGCTAGCCGTAATTTCAAACGGTGCAGTTGCCACAATCTGTGGGTTAGCTTGGTTCTGCCCAACGTTGTAGAGTGTTACTGTTCGACTGCCCACAACTGTGTATTCGGTAATTTGAGCGATGTCTAATTCGAAATTAAACGTGTCCCAGATATCGTTACCCTCGGCTAATTCGTGAATCCGAAATGGATAACAGACGAACTCGACTGTAAACTTACCATGCCGGACGTACTCGTCCCATGACGGCGCCTCTTGAACCTCTCCCAAGTAGTAGTACTCACTCATGACGTCATCTTTTAACTTAACCTTGTGATTAGCGTCCATAAGCCAGTTGACTGTCTTCGTCCATTGGGTATAAAGAGCGTCTTTGTCAAAGCGGTCACTTTCAATGATTAGAAACGTAAACTTGAGTTTACGCTCACCATAGCTTTGACCACCATACATTTCAGACAAATCCAGAATCGTATTGCTGAAAGGCAGGTCTTGGACAATCTTATTTTTTGACGGGAAGCCGATTTCTTTTGGATTGATGACCGTCAAACCCAAGCTGTCCGATCGTAATCCATTGAATTCAATCCCGTATTTAGAATTTGCTGTCAACTGCTAATCCCCTACCTTTCATTTGGCTACGACGAGCCGTTTCTGTTGATCCATATGGTTCGTAAGCTGGTGCAAAACTTGAACCGTCGACGACCGCTACCGGTCTATTATTAGCAATCTTGTTCAGTGCCTCTAACACTTTGTCATTCGACTCTTTAGCCGTCTGAACGGTTGTTGTTGCAGTGTTGCTGTAATTATTAACCACAGAGTTAGTCGGTGTAACACCGCGCCCGATTCCCGTGGCGTTTTCTGCTGTTATACCTGCAAAGCTAAGCCCCGCAGATAATTGGTTGTTATTAAGTGTGTTGTTAATCCGTTTTAACGACTTATTAAATGCTGAATCTTCAATTGCTGGCATCGTAATCACTGCTGAATTGGCGATACCTTCTGTAATTGAAGCGATTGAACTCTTAACCTTGCCGAAGCTGTTAACTAAGCCGTCATTTAAACCGCCGATGATAGCTTTACCGGCTGGGATAAGAAGCTTCTTGTCGTGGCTGATTGGGCCTTTGTGGTCTTTAATCCATGTTGCGATGCCGCCAACGAACTTTTTACCAGCCTCCCATACGCGTTTCATACCTTTAACGAAACCATCAATAATCGCCTCGCCCGCATCTACAAGCGAATCTGGCACAAAAACGCGAACTAAAGCGTCCAGTAGGTTGCGGGCAGCGCCGCGAATTGCATCTTTATGATTTCTAATGTTATCGGCAAAACCATTAATTAAAGTCGTAGCAGCATTTAACAATCTGTTTTGTGCTTGCAATACACCTCTTACCATTGCGTCAACTAAATTCATTGCTGCGTTAACAACACGGCCCAAATTCCGAGCAATCCCGTTAATAAAGGCGACAATAATGCTAACTGCAGCGCCAATCATACCAGGTACTTTTTTAGCAATCCCGTTCAAGAACGCAACTAATAGATTAATCCCCGCGTTTAGAATGCGCGGTAAGTTAGCTGTTACAGAATTTAAAAATGTCACAATCATATTAATAACGGCCGGGACAATATCCGGAATCCGGCTTGTAATCCCATTAATGAACGTAAGTAATAAATTAATGCCTGCATTTAAGATGCCTGGAAGCTGTCCGGTTAGTGCTGTTAAAAACGTGACTATTACTTGTCCAACAGCCACGACAATCCCAGGCAATTGAGACGTAAGGCCCTGTATGAACGCGATTAAAATAGATGCACCACTTGCAATAAGAATTGGTAAAGCCGCTACCATTGCACCAGTAAAGGCTGTCACAATAGATAATGCTGACGCTGTTACCGTGGGAATCAACATGACAATCGCCAACGTAAACGCACCAATCAATTGAATGGCCGCACCCGTTAAAGAAGGTATCCCTTGGGCAATCCCGCTAATTAATCCTGCGACGACCATAAGTCCGCCTGAAATGATTTGTGGCAATGCTGTGGCAATCGCGGTTAAGATGCCACCTAATAGTGTACCGACGCTTTGGCCTATTTGAGGAGCCGAAGCAGCAATCGTACTACTAAATGTTGCAAACCCCGCAATCATCGAAGTGATGCCATTTTGAATCATACCGTTACCCAGAACCAAGGATAACAATTTCAAAGCACCGACAACCATGCCGATTGGGCTGAATAGTGCACCTAGAATAGGAATCAACAGCTTCAGATTGAATATTTCTGTGGGAACCTTAAACTGTTTAAAGTTATCCGCAAAGCCTTTAATCACATCACTAACTTTAGCGATAATACTCGTCAATCCACCGCCAAGAACCTGACCGATTCCAGAAAACGCCTTTTTAAACGAATCAAAGCTCGGCAAAGCACTTTTTACTGTCCCGACTAGCTTGTCAACGAAGTTTCTAAATGTTTCGCTCTTCTTATAAACTTGAACGAGCGCAACTCCAACCATGACTAATCCTGCAACAAAGAGAGCGAAGGGATTCGCCAATAAAGCAAGTTTGAGTATATTAAATGCTTGAGCAACGCCACTTATTACTTTGGCGATACCCGCCATAGTGCCAGCCACTGCAATGAAGCTGGCTAATCCAGCAGCTGCAACCTTTAACGCTGGCGCAATCACTTTTAACACTGCTAACATTGGCGTGAATACAGTCGAAAAACCTTTTCCGATAGCGCCAAAATTAATCGAATCGATTGTGTCTGTAAAAGAGCTGACCCAACCAATTACAACTTTTGAAGCCGAATCGAATGCTGGTTGCAACTTGTTAGTCAACGTTTCGACTAACCCGTCCATCGCTTCACCAACAGTCTTGTATTGCGTAGCCATTTTTCCGAATGTATCATTAGTACCAGCCTTCGCAATCGCGTTAAAGAAGTCGTCCGTTTTAACTGATCCGTCTTGAATTTTCTTAACCAAATCAGTTAAACTCATACCCATTTCTTTAGCGACGGCTGACATACCAGCCGGAGTTTGCTCGAGCATAATCTTGAAGTCTTCCCAGGCAACTTGCGGTTTGGCTGCCATTTGCGTCGCTTGTTGGCTCAATGATTTCATAGCTTGTTGTGGGTCTTCTGCGGCAGCTGCTAAGCCCCCGAACCCTTCAACGAGTTTCGTCGTGTTCTTAGTTCCGACCGCGGATAATTGAGCGTATGTTGAAGCCATGTCTGACGCGGAATAAATAGTTGCTTGGGCGTAACTTTGCAATTCCTTTTTAACCTTAGCAATCTCAGCGCTAGACTTACCAAAGCCCTTCATATTACCTTCAAACGTCTGCCATGTTGCGCTAGACTCATTCAAGCCTTTAACAATCTCACCAAGTCCGCTTGTCACAAAACTGAATGCAGCACTAGCAACTTTCACTAATCCAATTGAGGTGGCTAACTCCATGACGCCGACTTTAGCCGTGCCGGAATGCTTGGCGACACCATCTAAGTCGCCAGTTAAGCCGTTCGTTTTGCCACCCTTGCCGAGTTGCCCGAAAACATTATCTAAGTCCTTGGCTGATTTAATCGCCTTATTGCCGTCTGCTTCAATCGTGATTTTAACTGTCCCATCAGCCATACATATCCCCTCCTTCCTCATTGGCTTTGTTTCCTAAGCTGAATTGTTGTTTGAGCTTTTTAATCCGCTTCTTTTCGTCTTTGTCCTTGATTTCGCTCAAATCAGTTTTACGAATGTCAATAATCTGACGCATTAGCGTGTTATCGGGCAATGCATTGAGTAGCGCCGAAAACTTCGACCAATGAAGCGAACCTTGCTGCTCGATTAAATCGATGCCATAGGCTTGCATAAACGCTGCATAGATGTATTTGGCATCAAACAAAAAAGAGACTAGCTGTTCGCCATCTCTTTTGGGTTGAGGCATTGGATTGCCCTCAAGGTCAACTGGTTGGTTCTCGATTGGCTCACTGTTAATCCGGTCGATTATCTGCTTGCCCACATCTACTTGTGCCTCGAAATCAAGGGCACTAATTAGCTCTTGGTCGTAATCGTGGAGCATGATACCAAGGAAGATATACAACCGATCAGACTCACTCAATTCCTTATCGTCGAACGTCTCTAAGGCGCTCATGACGTTATCAAACGCCATATAAATTGGGTGCTCTTCATCGTTAATCGTTACATAATCGTTTAGAGGGTCGTTCAATTTGAACATTTAACCACCTCTATTTTTGTTTCTTTTTATTTTTGATTAACAAGTCAGCCTTACGCTTATCAGATTTCTTTTGATTTTCGGCAACTTTGCTTTCTAATTCTTCGGTCAATCCGTCCGTTAAATCAGTTAACAATGGGATTAGCTTCAACAAACCTAAACCAGATTCTGACAACTCATCGTATGTCCCTTCGCCGAACAATTCATCGTAATTAGCTTTGACTAGCTCTGTGGCGCCCTTAATGACTTCTCTGAATCCTTCAACATCTTCATCATCAATCGGCTTATTTAAAGCGGGATATTTAACCTTCAATTCTTCTGCTTTAGCCTTGATTGAATCTGTTTTGTCCATCAAATCGGCAATTGATTCCGCATCCGTTGAAATAAATAAAGAAACAATCTTATTTGTGCCATCTAATTGTTTGACCGCCACTTCTAGCGGAATGCCATCGACTTCTTGTTGAAATTTCAATACCATAATTAAAAACCTCCGTTAATTTTGTCTAAAAAAATAAAGCCCCGGCATAGTGCCAGGGCTCTAAAATGATTAAGCCCCTATTGAGCTGTGACGTTGCCGCCATCTTTGGTACCTGTAACTGCCACGGCTTCTGGGGCTGTTATTTTAACACTGACGGTGTCACTTCCGGTGTCCGGACATAATCTAAATGGCCTGAGAATTCTTCATAGTCTGTGGCATCGCCTGAACCGGCCTTAATTTCCATCGCAGCCGCAACGCCTTCAACCGTTGTCCCGTTCGTTTCGATAATCTTGTGCCATAATTTCCGGCCGTCGTCGGTAGTAACCCGCTTCATATCGGCGATAAGCTTTTGGGCTTTATCTTCTGGATCATAAGTGCCTTCAAAGTTCCACTTTTCAGAACGACCATTAAGGATTGTTCGGTTTGCACCATCACCTGCATAATCGCCATAATCGTCCGTATCTTCGTCAGAATCATCTTCAATTGTTGGGATCCATTTGGCTAATGGTAAATAATCTTCTTCTGCCGGTTTCTTATCATCACTTGTCCAAGGTGCGACAAAGTGCCGACGCTTTGCATTTTTTTGACGCATATAATCACTCCTATTTTTTAAATGTTGTTAAATCTGCCTGAACATCAAGCAGGTAAATAAAAAAGCCCTGTTCGTCTTGGTCCGACAAAAAAGGCTTGTTGCTTACTCGCAATTTTTGAAATTGAAAACTTGAATCGCTGCTGATTAATTCTTCAACCTGTTCAAGGTGCGTTTGAATCTGCCATAAGGTCGCATTGGCCTTCTGCTGGTCTTTAGTTTTGATGCCAATCTCATAGTTCAACGATTGGTCTTTAACGCCGTCGTAATACTCACGGATAACTTGTCCACCTGGCAACGCATAGAGGACTAAGCTGTCCTTAGCCGTTAAATAACCAAGCGTTAACTTCATTGGTAAATCTGGCAGACTATTAATGTTATCTTTTAATCGCTCCATAAAGTCCATTACAGCTTAGCCCCTTTCTTAAAAGCATCTACCCAACTGTTTAGGTAAATACCTTTAGCTTTCATGTCCCAACGTGGCCCAGTTCCGGGCGTTGTGTAGTTATGAATGCCAACACCATAGTACTGACGGCCAGCATAAGGCATTTCCCAAACAACAAATTGTCCACCAGAATCAACATGAGCTGAATTTCGCAAATCTCCTTCACGTCTCGGGACAAACTTATTTGAATCGGCCATAACCTGATTAGCTAGTGCGAATTGCCCACGCTTGAAATTAGCGGCTGATAACTTCTTGGTAACGCCACTCAAATCAACCTTAACTTTAATATCGCCCATTAAATCACCTTCAGTTCGACACTATAAGGTTTGTTGGTCTCTACTTCATGGTTGATAACATAATCTGTAACTAAATACTCACGACCGTTGTAAACCACCTTAGATTTAAGCCAATCATCATCAGGGACAAAATAATTACCAGTAAATCGGGCAAACAAAAAGACCGTTGCATTAGCTACGATCTCACGATTATTTCCTGTACCGGTATATTGTTTTGTTAAATCAACACGCACGTTGTCAAGCGTAATCGGGTCTGGATAAGTGGTATTCTGCCAATCGTCTTCAATAGCCTTGGCAATTGTAATAGAATCAACCAGCCAACTCACATCGATTAGTTCAGTCATAATAGATGCCTCGACTTAACAAGCCAGTGCCGCTTAGCTGATTAAGTGCTTCTAAACTAACAGCGCTTGTTTCTGCGTTGTTTGAACCGCCACTCGAACTATTAGACCCGAACGACTTAGAAACGCTTGTAGACCCAATCGATTGCGATACAGCAGTCGGCTTGTTAGCCACATCATCGGCCGTCGAAACACCTTGTTTGTCCATGTAAATAATCTGGAAAGCAATTGCACGCTTGTAAGCTTTCTTTCTGAACTCCAAATCGCTTTCCAAATCGTGAAACTCGTAATAACGCCGTACTTTAATGTTTAATTGGATCTCTGCAAACGGGAGTAACTCCTCGAACTTGATGAAATCAAGTTTGAATCCCATCTTGGTAAACTCATCATAAGTCAGCATTTAACCGCCTACTTTCCTGTGATAGTTGCCCCATCTGCTGTTGGTGCCACTGACAACGTTGGGGCTGTTATTTTGACGCCGCACCGACTGTCCCAACAACCAACTTAGTATCGTCATAAACGTAAGCTGCATAATGTTCATCGGCTGTCATAATTGTTGTTTTTCGTGTAATATCGCGATCAGTTTCTACTTGCGCTCCACGTTTCATCACTAACTTAAGTGCTGGTGATGTTTGGCTAACTTTCACAAAGATAGCTTCTGTATCTGTTAATTTTTTAGAACGAACAATTTGAACGCCTAAAACGTCAAGATATGTGCCACTAATTAATTGATTTGCGCCCGCTTCTGAACCCATTTTCTTTTCGATTGCATCAGCACGAATTAAAGCGGCAGTTTTAGGGTTAACAATGAGTACAACTGTAGCGTCGTCTTCATCGCCAAATACATCTAATCCAGCTTGCACACCAGCAACATCCGCTGTCATCGTAACTTTTTGTGTACCTGTTTTAGACGCTGCTAAAAGGTCATCATCGACTTTGTTCGCAATCGAAATACCAAGTTGTTTAGCTGATTCGCCTGGAACATCGCCATAGCCACTTAAAGCAGCTTCGTCAGTAAATGATGTACCTTTACCAGCCTTTTTAATTTTAACTTCTTGGCTTTCAGTTCCAAGTTTATCCAATGGAATTGCTTCACCTTCGGCAATATCTGATGCGTCACCAATGTAAGTGAATTTGGGGAATTTTAATGTGTCGCCTGGACGGCCTTCTAATGTAGAATCAACTTGTGCTAATGGCGTAAAACGCAATGCCTTCTTTAATTCATATGAAACGATTGGTGCTAGTACCTCTGGATTTACTAAATCCGCTAATTTTGTAATTGAATCTGTCATATTTCTAATCTCCTTCTGTGATTGATTTGAAAGTATCTGGATCATTTCGAGCCAAATCTGTACGTTGTGCTAACGTCATTGAATCAAAAATTTCTTTCGTCACTTCTCCTTGTCCAGCTGGATTTGGATTATTTGATGTGACAATAGATGGTTTTGGCGCTTTTGGTTCTTCTGGCTGAAACAAGAAATCCTTATCCGTTTGAATAGCTTTTAATTGTTCGTCTAAGCCTGTTACCTTACCGTCCGCTAACTTAATAGTGTCTTTGTCGATAAACGGCAATACGGCTTTGACGTCGCGAGCGCCCGCGTCCTTTAAAGCTGATTCAATTGCATAATTCGTTTGAACTTCAACCAACTTAGTTTGGCTGTCAGATTCCAATTGAGCTTTATCGTCTTGTAATTGCTTGATTTGAGCTTGTAACTCGGTGTTATCCGCGTTGTCCTTGCTTAAATCTTCTAATTGCTTGGCTGATTGGCTGACTTGTTCGGCCAAAGTTTCCTTTTCGGTGTTCAAACTGTTAATTTGAGCATTCAATCCGTTAACTGTTTGACCGTGCAAGGCCATAACCTTATCAATTGCTGAATCTTCCAACCCTAGTGCTTTTAATTCCTCACGTTTCATGCAAATACCTCCTACGTTGATTTTTAACGTGCCACGCGACACGAAAGTTTGCATAAAAAATAGACCTTTTAACGACGTATCCAGGTCGAATGTTTATTTGACTACTTTTTCCCTTGAATAATCACGGTGTAAGAACTCGTTATCACCAATAAACTGACGCAACGCCCCTTGCTGCTTTCTAATTAGCAATTTAAATTTCTCAGCGCCTTCTCGGTCGCCCAATTCGTTAGCAGTGTTCAACTTACGCTTACTATTGCGAATCGCGCGTTCAAGTTGGCGTTGTTTCTGTTGAACCTTACCATTCTCCTGTGCTTCAATCGGATCATATTGCTCTTGATGATTAGTATTAACGTCAGGAATGAACGGATATTTCATATGGTGACAATTAATACCGAAACAACCAGCTGGTTCTCCATACCCATGGTCATAGATTGACGGATAACGCTTATCGTACTTAGGACTGCTAGTAGGGACATCATTAACCACTTTGCCTTGAATAGGTGCACAAGCTGCACGACTTGCCGGATGACTACTCATAACGAACGTATGAACGTCATATTCGTGTGCCTGCTCCATTCTTGTTTCGTTCATGACGCGATACTTGGTTGAATCTAAAACGGTACGCGTATAAGCCTCGATGCTCCAATGATGCCCGCCTTTGTCAATCAAACCAGATTCCAAACCGCCATCCACCAGCTTATACATAGCCTTATTAAGCGCCTGTTTAGCCGTTGTCGTTCCTGTGGTAACATTAGCCACCATATTCTCTAAGATGGACTGATATGCTTTAGAAACGACTCCTTGACCTGCATTAGTCGTGATAAGTGTCTGATTGACGTAGTTGTCTAAGTCTAGGAACGTCTGCTTTAGCATGTTGCGTAGAATCATATCGACGTTAGAGCTGACCGGCTTCTTATCAACGTCCAATCCATTACTTAACGTCTTAGAAGTCGCGTCTGCAATGTCGTAGCCTGACTCTTTAATCATCTTTTCAAGAAGAGGCTTGCTAATCTTAGTCGCTTTAGAAACCAACTTAGCCGTTTCTTCGTTCAAAGCACCTAATTGGTTCAATCGGTCTAAATGCCAACTATACACGTTGAAATTGTCGCCATCTAAACCTTTAGTGTTGAGCCGCTTAATCAGCATCTTAATGATTTCATCTTCTAAAGCTAAATAAACACGCTGAATCTGACTAGAATAGATGTCTAGCTGTTTCATTAACCGTCACCTTCGCCGAATTCAGCTAATCCTGAAACTTCCGGTTCGTTTGGCACTTCCGCATTAATTTCTTTAATCAAGTCTTCCGCTTGGTCGTCGGTGTAACCAAACACCTTCTTAATGGCAAGTTTAGTTGAGGCAAAGCCTGCTTGTTTAGCTTGAGTAAAGAAGTCTAGTTGTTGCTGCTTGTCGGTGACTACGCCGTCATCGAAATCAACTGAAATGTCGCCCATCGTTGGAATGTCACCGTTGTAAGCTTCATAAGCCTTAGCGAGTTCAAGAATACTGATAATCAACTCTTTAATAGCACGATCAACCGTAGTTAATTGGCTGCTGCGAGTCTGTTGGGTCATGCTGTTTTCACTCACGACTTCGGTAGCTGTCTTCAAACCGCCTTTAGCATCGAATGAGAACGTGCCAGCCGTTAAACCAACTTGCATTTCTAACACCTGTAACGCATTGTTTAACGCTGCAATATAAGCCTGTGAACGTATTTCACTAGTTAAGTCAGTAATCTTGAAGCCGTCTTCTGAATCACCACGCATTTTAATGAACACGTTCTGGCTCGAATCAAACACTTGTTTAGGTTGCTTAATGCCACGTTCATCAACGCCTAAGCTTGTTAAGTCTTCCGGAACAGCAACACGACGTTGCCCCATCTTAATTTCCCAATTAAATTGGTCGAAAGTGTCGTTGATTTGCTTTAAAGTTGACAAAGCGTTGTCACATACACCAATGCCTAAAGGACTGGTAATATTGCGGTTGTTAAACCCTTGCGGTTTCAAGTAAACGAATTGTGGGCGTGTAATATTTTCTAAAGTCGCTACAGGTTCAAGCCCTGAATATGGTTCGTAGCTTGTTAACGGGACTTGAATGCCAACAATTGACTTATCTTCTGAACGGTAAAGTTCGTTAGTAATTTGATAGTTGCCATTAACCCATTCGTGGAACTCTAACAGTGTGTAATAGACAACCTTGTCATTTTCGATTGTCTGATTAACTGAAGCAATCGCGATTTCAGATACGTCATTTGTATTATTCCGTAATGGGTAAATAGTCGGCGCCTGGCACCATGACAATTTAATCTTGCCTTGACCAACATCGAAGTAAGGTCGGATAACTAATCCACCTAACGCCAAATCTGACTCTAAATAGCGTTCAAAGTTCTTATTGAAGTCGTTGTCGCTAAATGTTTGCTGGATAAACTCATTAGCATCTTTGAACTTGTCATCTCCGCCAACGTTAATCCGACACTGTTCGTTATAAAGCAACGATGCCATACGCTTAGCAACGACTTTCATCATGTTAATCGACATATAAGGGCGCGTCTTCAACTCATGATCACTGTTGTAGTATTTAACATCGTCGAACTCGCCTTCAAAATACTGCAATGATTTAGCAATCCTGTCATACTCTGACTGCTCGACGTTAATTTTCGGGTGGTCTACAATCTTCGTTAAACTATTTACCATACCTAGCTCTGCACCTACCTTCCTGAATAGATTTTTGATTTTTTCGAACATTTACTCACCTACTTTTTGAGTCCTAATAGTTGTTTGTTATCCATGCAGAAATACTGGAACGCATCGCATGTATGGTCGTTCTCTTTAACAACTTGAGGGTCATCTGGATTGCGATTCTTCTTACCTGTTTTCTGGTCTTCCCAGCGGTACTGTTGATGTTGCTCTATAAAGATTTCATTTTCTTTTTTTCGCAAAATAAAAACCCGCCCTTGTGCGAGCAGGTCTTGCGGATAATCTACCATCGTCACTTTTTTCATAGCCTTGTTAACGCCATGTAACCTAGTACCATAATCGTTGTAATATTGATTCCTCAAACCGCCTTCGGCTGAATCGATGGTACGCTTGATTATAGGTGCGTTTGGATAGTCGCTTGCAGATTCTTTAATGAACTCATGCAAGTCCTTAGATAACTCACTAGGCGCCTTCTTGTACGTTCTACCCTCAGGAGAATAGTAATAGGTATCTAGTACAATCACATTGCCTTTACCAGTAATGCCGATGCACAAGCACGTTGTGGCACTTGTCTGATGCCCGACATCGATTGAATAAGCCAATTGAGCAACGTAATCATCATCTGGCAGCTCGTCAATTTCATGGAACAATGCCATGTTATAAACGTTATTGCCTAACCCGATTACTTCACCTAAGTAAAGCCAACGATAATAGTCATAATCATTATTTTTGTAGCTTTCAATCAACGCTAATTGCTGTTTAGTAGTGAAACCTAACTCATCATCTAAATAGGTTGATTTATCAACAAAGTAATCAGGGTCGCCAATCTTCTCGTCTACCCACTCATTAACCCAATCGAAAGGATTCTTAGGTGGATTATATGAATAAATAACTTGCACCTGATCCACACACTCAGCTTTTTGCCGAATGAACGTCGGATTAGTCTGGTCAAACACTTCAGCATTCTTAAAGTTGGCAGCTTCTTCATACCACAACGCCATTAAGTCGCCGACTGTATTCGATTTAAGCCGTTCGGGGTTATCGCCACCGTAGAAGTAGAATGTACTACCTGTTCTCTTATGGACAATCTTCATAGGCGACACGCTGTAACGAAACTCTCTAACCATGCCAAGCTTGCTAATTGCCCACACGATTTGACCGTAGACCGAATCACGCAAGTTAACCGCATTCTCTCGAACAACGACCACATTAACCTTGTTACCTTGTTGAGTGTGTTTCTTAAACTTAACCATTAACTTAATGCTAATAGTCGATGATTTAAACGAACCACGGCCACCGTTTAGGATTAAATAAGGCGCCTTGCTATTCCAAAACGAATAGAAGTGAGGTTGAACGATACTTGATAACTTAATCTTCTGGTATGTCGTCAACGATCATCACCTCGCTTGAACTATCAGTCATGTTCTTAGCTTCAGCAGCTTGAGCTTCTTTAATATCTGCTTCAGCTTCATACTTCCTGATTTGGGCCTTAACCAATGGGTTCTCGGTTGGGTAACGTTTAAGTATCTCCTTAACAGCAGCAATACGAGTCTTTAAATCAGCTTCCTTTTTCGATTCATACACGCCGTCTGGAGTACCGACTATAACCGTTTCTTTCTCCTCACCCTTAGCAATCTTGGTAAGTAGCTCTAGCGCCTCAGATGCCTTCATAATCTTGTCTGGGGCTACTTTAGCGCGTTGTTTGTCTAAATACTCCTTGATTCCTACATTTTCCAACAAACGGCTAGATTGGGACTTAGCATAGTTGTCACTGTATCCCGCTTCAATAGCTGATTGCATTGCGTTCCCACTGATTAAATAAGCATCTGCAAACTTACGTTGTCTTTCGTTTATTTTCGTCACATAACCACCACACTCCAATATTTAATACTCGCTTATTTGTTTTCGGCTATCCGCTTATCCATAACACGTTTAAGCCATTCTCGTTCCTTCTTATCCTTGAGCCACTTCTCTAAACGGGCATCTGCTGCCGTCCATTCGGGTGTTTCGTAGCCGTACTTTGAATGTATTAATTTCGGCATAGCATTAATCAACTACTTCCCAGTCTTCGTTGAATAACTCAATGTTTGTTTCTCTCCACGGTACACAGCCAAATCGACTCTCAACATATAGATACGGTGCAGTCATTTTGCTATGTTCATCCGGACGTTGCGCACGAATAACAACGTCCCCTGACCATTGTGGTAATCGCATACCTTTGCCTGATTTAACTTGTTCAAATGCTTGTCCAAAATTCATACTGATTCCTCCTTAATTTTATGTAAAAAAATAGACAGCCTGAGCTGTCTATTTCGCTTGAATGCTATCGTTAACGATTTTAAGTAATTCATTCATATTATCTATCTGCTCATCAATATAGCTTTCTCGGTACTTTTTGACTACGTCTCTTACGCCATCTACATCATTAGTTGATAACTCTTCGTCTTTATTAATTACAATTTCTTTTCCCTTATTTACCAAACCAATTATTTCTTTACACTTTTCACGTCCATCTTCACCTTCTCTAAAATAAAATTGTAGTCTTTCCATTTTAGAATTCACTTCTTCTATTTTTCCGTTGATTTCGTCTATCGATTGGGCTATTACAGTTTTATCATCAACGGCGTCCTGGTAAACTTCCATACCAAATAAATATCTGCATTTTATATCTATTTCAGCCAAGTCCTCCTGTATTTTAAATATTCTATCTAGTTTTGTCTTATCTTGATATACAAAGAGTTCAGCTCTTCTATGTTCATCAATAGCTTTTTCTGATTGTAATTTTGCTGTATAAGCCGCAAAAGCAACGGCAATCACACTCCCTAAATAACCACCCCAAAAACCAAGCCACCCATCATTAGAGCCTGTTCCTGGAATCGATTGTAACAGTAGCTCTATTAATTTAGGCGCCACAATTAGCGTTAGAATTAAAGCTACTAATGAACCTAAAATATAATGTTTCTTTATAAATATTTTAATCTTTTTCAACTTAATCTCCTCCAATACACATATAATACAAAACCCTAACCATAAAGGCTAGGGTAATTGGAGGTGAATCATTAGCCATTGCTGGCGATATCGCAGGTGTGGATTTGCACCACACAACACGTTACTGGACTTACCGGCCCATTGCGTCTACCTATTCCGCCACTGCGATAATCCTGCCCGCACCTAATTAAGTCAAACAAGGAAGCTCCTTCGTTTAATTTTATCAGGCAATCCATAATACTACTATAACATGTATTTCACGCCTTTTGGTTCACTAAAAGTTCACTTTTTGAAGACGTGCAAGTCTTCAATCATGAATGAATCAGCAAACTGTAAACAAGCGCGATTCTTGTAGAATTGATAGCGCGTTTTCTCGTAGCCCAACGCTTCCATTTCTAAGTAATCAGGCATCTTGCTCTTGCCCACATAAACATCGATTAACAGCTTGCGGCTGATCGTGTCACAACTCTTTAGCGCTGCGACTACACTATTGATTACTTGCTCAGCATAAACGCGTTGTGTGATTGTCTCTTCTGCTTGGTTGCCAACTGAACCACCTTTAGGCATGTCTGTGATAATAGGCGACTTAATGCCACTGATGTCTTTGTGACTGTATCTTTGCATTTGGGGGAGTGTGTGTTTTAGAAAGTGTTTAACTTTGTTAACTGTTGCCTTCTCGTCGACTTGTGGGAATAGATCGTCCATCTTATACATCTTTTTACCCCTTTATGTTATAATTTAGTCAGTCAGTACATCAGCAAAGTCGTCTTGCCGGGCGACTTTTTTTGTGCCTAAAATAACTCTTCAATCTTAATCGTAAGCTGGTGGATTCTTTCGTAAGCTGCTTCTATTTCTTTATTTAAATCGCAGTTGGCTTGCTCTAACCATTCATTTCGCTTTTTAAGCCTCTTGTTATCAGCTTTGAGCTGCTCGTAGTTGTCCATTAGTCAGCCTCCACATAACTAGCCTTAAATACATCGTCAGCAATCGGTAATCTAGACCAATGGTAACCATAGGCTGTTTTATAGCCTTTCTCATGGTTTATACACCTTTGAATCAATACACCATTCTTTTTACCAAAATATCTTCCAGCTTCATTCGTTGATTTAAACATATGAACAATTTCATTGTCTTTTAGTGCAACAACAGGGGTGCTTGTTGCCATGTTCGCTTTTCTAAAAGTACCGTCGTAGTACTGGTTATACTTATTATCACACCACTCAAGATTACCCACGCAGTTATTCTTCTTATTTTTGTCAATATGGTTTATTTGTGGCAATCCGTTTTTATTAGGAATAAATGCAGATGCAACCAATCTATGGACGCGTCTTGTAACTCGTTTACCGTTCTTGTGCAATCCAACTAGTAAATAACCGTCTTTATCCGTTTGCCCCTTGAGCACTCTTGGGGGTACAACCTTGCCATTACTATCAATTCTTTCAATACTCCTAACACGCCCTAGGCTACTTACCTCATAATAACCCTCAAATGATTGCACTTGTTTCCATATTTCTGTGGGTTCTTCAACAAGCTCATAGGTGGCATTAAAAGCTTTGTCTTGAATCGACCAGTGTTCACCTTTAACACCTGTTGCAATCCAGTCACCAATATTTAATTCCATTGGGCCTTCTAGAGTCATAAGTGTGTTCATTGGCCATTCTTCAACATAGGCACCACGAGGGACTCCAATACTATATTTTCTAATCATCCTAACTGACCCATCAAACTGTTCAGCTTGGATCGTTGTTGTTTTTCTGTAATTTTTAATCATCCTACTACCTCCCACGCTCTAAACTTAATCTCTCGCATGTTAATCCACCTAATATTTAATTAAATCTTCATCGATAAGCATTGATTGATAAATTGTTTTCAAGCTGCGGCTGCCCCAATTAATCTCAAAGCAATCATTAACTAGCTTGATGCGATCAGGGCCGCTCAATGAATAGAAATAATCAGCTGCCATCTTGTGCAATCGCTCGCCTTTGTTCTTACGACCTCTCGTTTGTATGAAATACAACCAAGTGTGCATAAACTGCGTTCTTAACAGTAGCATCACAAACATTTCCGCCGATTGTTTTTCATCGACATGACTCGCTCTTGCACTACGATAGATAGCATTCATCCACTCTTCGCCATTGGTGATTGGTTTAATTTGCATGTTAATCCTCCTATATGAATTTCCAACAAACATTTTCTTCAACTGATTTCTTTACAAATTCAGCAAACTTTATAATTCCTGGTTCTCCTGAATTTAAAATAGCATCACTATGTTGCTGCATGTGTTTATTTAAGACTTCAATCTGTTCGGTGCCTAATTCCCCATCGCAATCCGAATGCAGGAAAAACTCTTTTAAGTTTTGAGCGTCTTCAATATCTTTATAATGCAGTCTGTAATTATCACTCATCACGTTACCAGTGAATTCCCCGAACTCAATTAGTTTTACTAATTTTTGTCTTAGTAATGTAAATTGAATATATCCGATTGTATAATCTTTAACCCAAGCCTTCTCGCTTAGATGTTCATAACGTTCTGATAGTTGCTCAAACTCTTTTATATCAGATTCGTATTTTGCATGGTTATTTCTGTAAGCAAAGTCGTTGCTACTCGGTCTTGAATATTGCTGGTATGGGTCTATCATTCCAATCTCTCTCGTTGCAATAATTGCTAATGACATTTTAAATTCTCCTAACGACTGCTAACGCGGTCTTTTTATTTGTTTATTTTCAAAATTTTGTTCCTGATTTTAACGACATTCAACATCGTTTTAGTCATCTCCGCATCGGGATAAATGTACCCGCCTTGATTTAATCTAGCCATTTCCGATTGCGTAACTAAAACAAGATTGTTTAAATCAAAATTGCGATTATTCCCATCGGCGAACAATATCCGGTGATCTTTCGGGATTGGCCCATTTTCTTTTTCCCAAATAAGTCTATGTTTCTGCTTCCAACGTTTGTGAAACTGACCAGTATTAGAAATCTTGATCCATACATACCCATCAGTTTTAATTTTTTCAGTGCCGATTGGATCATAGTTGTGTGGCCTGTGGCCGTGTTTAAACATCGTTTTTCCCATATTACCTGTAATTGCTTGATGTTTGCCTTTGTTAGCTGGCACATGACCTTGTTCAAAACGGCCAGTTAAACCGCTGCTTAACTTGTGATTTTTCTTATACGATTTAATTTGATTTCGAGTTATCTCAAGACAATATAATTTATTAATCATATTCGCCAAATCTGCATTTCCAACTCCAACTAGGTTGTCCCTTATAAAGCGTCCCTGTTCTTCGTTAAATAATTTAGCCAATGCGTCTGTCCTTGACCAATCTAGGCTTACCTTGACTATCAACCAATGTATTCACATCAACGTCATATTCAGCTTTTGCTTTTAAAACTAAACCGGCATTTTTAATAATCTGTTCCGAAATTTCAGCCATCGCGCTCGCGCGTTTTGCTTCTGATTTAATTTTTTCATCCGTTAGATCATCATCATTCAAGCGCTCAAGCTGTTCAAACAAATGATTGTTTAAATCTTCTAACTTATTTTTAGTCATCCCATTAACCCCCTAATCTTCGTTGAACCAGCATGCGTCTAATACTTCTTCTGCCATCTTAATCACCCAGCTTCCTGCCGCACATCGGGCAGTAATTGATTGCTGTATATCCTTGATACATTTCAGAATCAGTTGTTTCCAAGTAATATTTGCCAATCTCTAGATAGTCTTCATTGCAATCGTAACCAACACATTTGACGATAAGAATATCCACAAACTGGTCATCTATCTGTTTGGTTGATTCCATTCGGACTGTTCTAAATGAATCAAGAGCTACGTGCCGCCCGACTGGTAGAACGCAATCGCAATACTCACATTCAGTCATCAGCCTTCCACCTCCATCACTTAATCCTCCTAATAATCATGCTTCAGGGGTTAATTCAATAATGCTGTAGCCTTTAATATCTTTGTTGAAATCGCGATAATGTTGAAATTGACTAACGCTAACCGCTAGAAACTTGGCAGCTTTTGTCATTGACTGGAATTTAAGCACCTTGCCATCTCGTGATAATCCGACCGGCACCACTCTATCCCTTCTACTGCCTTTTATCTCTAGCCCCTGTGCCTTAACAATATGATAAATGGCGCTGTCAGCGATACCTGTGATTTTTGCTGTTTCAATCACAGTTTTTCCGCTAGCAATACAGGCGGTGACATCTTTAACCCGTTGACGTCGCATTTCTGGTGATATCCGCTTTGTATTTCTCTTGAATTTAATGCCTTGTTGGTGTTGAATGTTGCTTAGCGTCGAGTTGCTAATGCCCATTTCAATTAAGCATTCTTGCCGATTCATGCCATTATCGAATAGTTGTCTAAGCTGTTTACCTAACCGTTCATGATAATTCGCAAGAGATTCATCCTGTTGCTTCACGGCATAATCGCGTACACAATACTTATCTTTTAGATCATCGGTGGTCGTCGGCGTCAAAGCTCTGTCTAAGTCACGCTTATTGATAATCGCCACAGGTTCGCTCGGATTGGCCTTTAAACGGTGCTGGTTAACCTCCGACCGATAATCAGCTTCATACAGCACAGATTGCGTCTCCATGCCTAATAACACGTACGTCATTGTTCACACCTCCTAGAATGGTAAATCGTCATCATTAATATCAATCGCTTGCCCGTTACCAGCGAACGGATCGCTTTGCGACTTATTGGCCATTTCGTTCCCTTGATTAGTTCCTGTTCCAGTGTTTTTGCCGTTAATTGGCGCTTTATTCGTTCCCTTATCGTTCCCACGTGATTCTAACAGCGAAAAATTATCAACAATTACTTCGGTTACATAAACGCGCTGACCTTGTTTGTTTTCGTAATTTCTCGTTTGAAGTCGGCCGTCAATTCCGACTAATGAACCTTTGTGAGTAAAGTTAGCGAAGTTTTCCGCTGATTTACGCCAAATAACACAATTAATAAAGTCCGCTTCACGGTCACCATTGGCATTTGTAAACTGGCGGTTAACAGCTAAGTTAAACGAGCCAACCGCTGCACCTGATGACGTATATTTAAGCTCTGGGTCTTTTGTCAATCGTCCTATTAGAATTACTCTGTTAATCATTTCTATTCCCCCTAATATGGCAAGCAGTAGTCTGAAATGACTGCTCGTCTGTCTTCTTCTGGCATATTTTCATATGCGTTACTCAACTCTTTATTGACGCGATAATAAATAATGTCCAGCAATGTTTTGTAGCCCGTAGCAAAGTCGTTACCAGATAATCCCACTGATTTATCTAAGTTGTCGTAGAATAACTGTTGTTCGTCTGTAAAATCGTTATGATCCATGTACTTCAACCTCCACTCTCGGTTTGTCTGAATAATATTTGTGTGCTGCTACGTCTGTTATCTGGTTATCATCGAGCCATACAAGCCCATTTAAGCCATCTAAAATGATTTTGATGTAATTATCCGCGTCGGGTTTGACTGTCGGTCTAACCTCATTTGAGAGCCTTCTAGCATATTCTTTCTTGCTAACCGATTTCTGTATTTTTCTATACACGCATATATCAACTTTTATTGCGCCGCTAAATGGTTGATAATCTTTTGAAAGCTGTTTAGACGCTTGCTTCTTAATCTCCTCTTTGTAATCTCGACTTTTTAAGGGATCATATACTCTAGCGAATCCACCACGGTTATTAAATCTAGGCCGTTCTGCTGGAACTGGATCACCTTTTATTACTAGTTTCATAGCCTTGCACCTTTCTGTAGTTATCATTGCATTGCGGACAGGGTTTAACCGTCGTCCCAAACCCTTGGTTCACATAGATAATTTTCTTACCGTTACATAATTTGCACATTAGAAAATAACCATCCTTTTATCTGGAGTCGCCTTCGTAAACTTGATGACCCCATTCTGTTTAGCAATCCCCTTATACATCCGGCTCAATAGCTTGGGATTGTATATCTTTGCTAATTCCTCGCTTGTTAAATTCGTTGTAATGATCGTACGATTGCGTTTGTTTAAAATGCCAAACAGGACTTGCTGAACCCACTCGCTTGCCTCCCTTGAACTGGATTGAAACGATGCTTCACTTCCTAAATCGTCAAGCACTAGCAAGTTAACACCGCCCAGCAGCTTAACCATTCTAGCTTCTGTAAATTCGCTCCCCTTGGAGTCAAACGAGGCTTTAATCAGTCGCATTAGTTCATTAACTGATACAAACAAGCATGAAGCGTCGGGCTGTATCGTTTCATTGACGGCTTTTAACATTGATACGGCTAAATGTGACTTACCGACACCTGGCACGCCTGTGATAATCGTATTAGCCTTATAATCACGGTCTAAATACTTACCGGCAATCTGTCTGGCTTTTAGCAAGTTTCCGGCCGCCTCGGTGTTTGGATCAGTTTCATAATTATCAAAAGTTGCCTTCTTCAACTCGAAATCGTCAAAGATAGAATCACACTGCAATACGCCGTGAAAGGCTCTCCGATAATTACGCCACGTCCCTTCAAGCACAACGTTGTTATTATGCTCGTCAATGCTTTTCTTGGCACATTTGGGGCAGAAAGGTTCATGCCCTTCTAATTGCACCAAACGGCAATCTGTGTGGATTCCACAGTATGCTGGCAATGCCTTTACTTTCCTCAGCAGATTAAAGCTGGCGCCAATACTAGAATTCAATTCCGCCATAAGAGTCCCCTTTCTGTTTAACCGTTTTAGTTTGGTTTAGATATTGATCGAACTTATTGCCAAATAGCGTGCTAGGCTGTAAATACTTCGCCATGTCGGTTCCTAGCCACTCGCTAGACTTGTTATCGATAACCTTCTTAAAGTCGTCTAGAGTTGCCTTCTCGTTCCATCTAGCTCTAATCAGTTTCTTATGCGATTCAACATTTTTAAAAGTCTTCCCAGTCACTTGATTCAAGTAGCTGATTATCTCGCCGTAGGGAATAGGGTCGGGGTTACCCGACAATGGTTTACTATCCTTACCTAACCTATCCTTACCTAACCTAACCTGTGCTGTCCATTGGTTGTCCATTGGACGTCCAGCTACTTTACCCGTGTCAGCTCGGGGTTTCGGCTGTTTCAATTCAGCGGTTGGCATGATTTTTAAGAGCAAATCCTTGTAGATTGAATCAACTTTTCTGTCGGCTCGAATCTTGTTATTTTCGTTCCAGTCGGTAATATAAGTTACCAAGTCGTCATTTAAAACGCTGACGAACCCTTTCGCAACAAGAATTCTCAAATCATCTTCAACCGCCCCAGTTTGGCGCATAATAGAAAATGCTTCTACCACACCGTCATCATCGGCGTGTAATCCAAGATGAAAGTAAAGCGCTTGGCTGCTCAATGGCATTTTGATAAACCTAGCACTGTTAGTAATACGATTACTAAACATCCTTCGTTGTGCCATCTAACTCCTCCTCATCTTCGTAATCCCCTCTGACCTTTAATATTCTCAATGTTTCTAAATCTGGTTTTACTGGCTTAATGTGATAATAATTAATAAATGAGTTAATCCCTTTGTTATGCTGTTCGGTATGATGATTAACGCAAAGCGGCATAACGAATCGTTTAGTATGGTCGACTTTGTTCCGATTAACACCCATACCGACCGCATTAACATGCGCAAACTGTGCTCGTTTACCGCAAATGACGCACTTACGATGCTTTAAACATTGCAACGTTAAATGATAATCTGTCGGGATCATGTCCCATGTCCTTGTTCTAAACGGTATGCCCTGTTCGAAGCAGAAATCTAATATAAATGTTAGGTAGCTCGCTGCTAGTGACATGCTACAGTTGCTTAAGCTGAACCAATCAATGCCTTTATGCTGGATAAACTGATATTTAAACCATGCTTCCATTGCATCATCTGGATAACCTAAGTAGTCACAGACGTCATGAATCAGCGCGTATGTCTTTTTACGTTGGTCAGGGCTAATACGTCTGCCGTCTTCAATCTCGACGCTGACGGACACCTGACGGCCGTTGGCGTACTTGCCAATCTTATAGATGTCTAGCTCATCATCTATTTCAATTTCAAGTTTGTGTTTTGAATACTTACCGAGTTTGCCGAATAACGTCATAACTAATCAATCTGGCCATTTTGCATCTTGAAGTAGCGAACGGCACCAGCAAGTGTTAAGGCCTCCATGTATGTTAAATTTGACACTTTTTTATCTTTTGACTTCAAGACTAACCGCAACTGATCGACATCTTTTTTATCCATTTGAGTCAGTTCAGCAGCCAACCAGTTGTTAGTTTTGGTGCGAATTTCATCTTGCTTGTCCTTGTATGCGTCCAATAATGAAGCGCTCTGCCCGTCGTCATCGTCATCGGCAACAATACCGAAGGCTAAACAAAGGCTTGTACGCTTAGCGTATGTTTCGTTAGCGCCTTGTTTCTGCATGTTTGGATCATCAGGAAACGAATCGCCGTACAATATTTTTTCTTCACCGCTTGAATGTCGGATAACCGTGTAAATCTTGTGTGATACTTTACCATTAGCGTTTGAGTCATCAACAACGCCTTGAGAAAAACTAATACCTGAATCAGATTCTTTAATCGCCTTGCGGATTGCAGCGTCGATGGCACTTAAATCAGCGTACTTGCCATAGTGAGCCTCTTTATTTTTAGTTGGTTGAATTAGCGCTTGTTGTGTCGCGTAAAGGGCCTTATTAAGTTCTGGTGTTGGCGTTGTTTCTAAATTTTGAGTTAACATGTTTAAACCTCCGTGGGATTGAATAAGTCTAAAATATCTCGTGCGTTATAATCGCAAGCAGCCATTAACAGGTCTTGAAGTTCGTAACCTCGTAGCAAATCTTTTAAGGCTGACTCAGCACCCTGGTCGGTGTCCGTATATTGAATGCGTTGGTAACCGCCAGTATCGAGTTTTATAAAGAAATATTTGTTGGCTGGTTCTTCATTGGAAGGTTCATCTGGTTCGGGCGCGTTCCATTCAGCTTGTTTTAAACGTTCAGTATTTTTGCTCATCATTAATACCTCATTTCATTTTTAATTTAGTCCGTGATACAATGAGGTTAAATTAGTTGTCCAAAACTATTTAACCTGGTCGTCAGTGTCTCTAGCACTGTCGGCTTTTTTATTGCGCTTTTCGATTAGGCTTAACATACCGGCCGTCGATAAACTTAATAACGTTACTATTAGACTCGCCATCATCGAACCCCCATAGATTTTTAAATCCGATTTTGCCAGCGCCATAACAAAGGCCACCAATAGTGGTGAACGCTAGTAATAAGATAAAACCATCGATTTGAATCATTCTGCGCCTCCCTGTTTGATGAACGCAGCAACGCCAATCTTACCCTTTGATAGCCCGAAACACTCCGCGCCGTCGTATTTGGTGTAGCCCGGATTGCCTAGGATTGAAGCAAACTCTTGCGCTTCAACCTTGTTCAAGCGGTGTTTAGTGAATCTCACTTGGTCACAGCTACGATAAAGCCTTAATACAGTTAATTCGTCATCAGTTACATAAATCTTCTCCATGATTTCGCTCCTTTTGTTACTGAATATAAAGTTTGTGTTTGTAGCCTTCGTACCAGCGGTCAGCCAGTTGTTTGTAAATATCCCAGTTCATTACCAGCCCTCCTTTTCAAGCCATTTATTAACCACAAGTTTGCTATAGACCGTTTGTTTTCTCGGATACTCCATCGCCGACCGGCCTAATTCGGTGTTTAAAATAAGCCAGTCAACCATACTGGCATCTCTACCTAGATAGCCGCCTAATGTCTCTTTAGTCATTAACATCGGAAACTCCGAATCCGGTTTGCGCGGTTTGTCTAATTGGCTGATACCTCTTGACATTGGTTAGCCCTCCCTATGCTGTTTTATTTTGATATACTTATCTTTATCAGCACTGCAATGCTGAAATTTAATTAAAGGTGGTGATATACATGAATCGTACTGAAATAATTTCTAGCATTATCCAAACCGTTACAAGTATTGTGGCAGTTGTAATTGCGATAACATCATTAGTCTGGACAACCAAATCTCAGCGAGACGCGAATAAGCCATATATAGTTGCATATTTAAAGCAAGTGCTAAGTTCATCTACATTGATCACTTATTTAGTCATCAAAAACTATGGTAAAACCGGTGCAATTGTTACTAATGTAACAGCCGTTCCAGCTCTAGATTCTGGTAATTTAAAATTTGAGAATAATCCCTTCTCTAATTTTAAAAGTCAAATTATCGCACCTAACCAGTCGTACGCCGCTGGCATTTCAATCGGGAGAAGTTCCTCCGAACTAAAAACGACTAAGTTCGTTTTAACCATTTGTTATTTAGACCAACAATCTAAAAAGCAAACCGAGACATTTTCGTTAGATAAAGATGCTTTAGATACCGTTCAGCATTTCAATTCGTCTCCAACAGAAGGAGATGATATATCTAGGGCTATTTATAAAACAAGCAGCGAAGACTTAGTCAGTCGTCTTTAATCGTTGCAAAATCATCTAAATCAATATCCTGTAAAATTAATTTTGCCAATTTTAAATCCGTTGTATATCTCTTCAAGACATCGACAATTTGAAATTGGCATTTTTTAAACTCTTTATCATCAATTGATGCACCGTTATCAAAAATCATCTAACTTGCCCTCCCTAAGCTGTTTGTTGTTGTTCAATAGTTGGTAATACGCCGTTCAATTTAAGTAGTTCATACAACCCTAACCGGCCTTTTTGTGTCCATTTAGTGTTAAGGACTGCTTTTTCTGTGCCATCTTTGCGCTGAACCATCCGCGTTTCGGATTGCGTCCAACCATTGCGTTGATATTTGGCATATAATAACCATGTTTTACCTTGCTTGTATTGGACTTTCAAATCATGCAGCAACATATTCATCTTGGTGCCTGACATACCATAATCTTTTGCGATAACTGTAATTGACACGAGTGCTTCATTAGCCAGTACCGTATCGTAATACGTTGCTTTAGGTGTTAGCTCATTAACACGTTGTTCAGCAATCAAACGCCCTTGACGTTCATTTTTGACTTGTTGTGCCAAATTTATGATCGTATCTGGATTTAATAAGATTTCTTCCGCTTTTTCAGCTGTCAGATAGGCGCCGTTTTTTCGAATTGATGGCAGGACTTCGTGATTTACCCATCTCATAAATTTCTTTGCTTCTGATTTACGGCTTGCGCCAATGAACGAATATAGGCCCGCCTCACTGATAATATTGGCTTCACCCTGACGACCTATGTTAAACATAGACCGTTCATCTTCGTCTAATCTGTTCATTGCTTGAGTTGTATTCTTTATTTCTAATGTTTTAGCAACATCGGTCGCAACGAACCAAATCTCTCCGTTATTATTGACGGTTCGAACTTGATTGCCTTCGAATTTAAATAATTCTAGATTGTTCATGTTGTGTTCTCCTATTCCTCAATATTTAATACCGTGTAAATCTTTTCGCGAATACGAATCGACTTAGGACTCATATCGCCTTTGATTGCTCGGTTCACTTGAGTCGGGTTTTCACCGATTAAATCGGATAAATCGCGCTGACTCATTCCACGGTTAAGTAAATTAATCTTAATCTGTTTTTCAACCGTTTTGGCTGAATTTAAAAGTGCTTGTTCATTCATCTTTTTACCCTCCTTTGTAATTTATTCATCAAGTTGTTGACATTAATTACACGTTCGTGTACTATTAAGGCATAGTTAAATAAGCACGTAAAACAAATCATTCCCTGACAATCTCTTCCCAAAGCGTCGTCATAAAGTTTGTTTTTAGTTGCTTGATTACTTGATGAATTAATCATAACACATTCGTGTAATTTATCAACATAAAACGTGTAATTTTGTGTTATTTTTTTCGTCATACTTAAGGAGCCTTGATATGACAACATTTGATCGTATAAAAGAAATATCAAAAAAACGTGGTTACAGCTTGAAAGAAACTGCCCTAAAGGCTGGGCTTAGCGAAAATGCAATTTATAGATATAATCAAGGGATAGAACCCAAGTACCCTACATTAAAGGCGATAGCCGATGCTTTAAATATATCTGTAGACTACTTACTCGGTAAAACAGATAATCCATCAACTACTACTAAGCCAAAAGAAGTAGATATTGAAGACAAAAATATCATTATGACGTACGAAGGAAAGCCAATTCCTCCCGAAGACTTAGAAATCATGAAAAGATTTTTAAATGGGGGAACGGGGAATGATAAAAAATAATTCAGAAGTCATGAATTGGCTTTTTAATTACGCTTTTGATAACGGGGTCAGTATGATGTTTATGCAACTCGATCCCTACACACCACCAGCAACAAATGTACACACGAAAAGAATTTTAATGAATAATAACTGGCATAACAAAGATGAATTGCCGATGCAATTTGCGCACGAAATTGGGCACATTATGCTGGAACAAGAATATTCCGGATTGCTATACTACACACCATCTAAATTTGGCATGGAGTTTGAAGCCAATAAATATGCGATAAACTTACTCTTGCCCTTTTACATGGAAGATAAAGAACCTCAACAAGTTAATGTATATGATTTTATAGATTGCTTCTCTGTCCCCTACCATTTAGAAGAAGCTGTTACAGAAGCTATTAGAAACTACTAAAAAAGCCCTATCGAATCGTGGGGATTCAATAGGGCCGGTTTATGCAATATTCAAACATATTCTATCATATTTGGAGGATTGAAATGAAACAAATTTGGAAATTTATCATCGGGCTTGTGATCGTAATTATTGTGATTAGCTTAGCCATGACTGTTGGGGCGGTTATTCTTTTAGGGGTGTCAATTTATTTTGGCGTTAAGTATTATCAAAAATATAAGGCAGATAAAAGCTCTGTAACACCTATTATTAAACAATGGTGGATTTACACGGGAATCTTATCGTTGTTTCTATTACTAATAGGATTTGGATCGGACTCAAGTAAAAATACCAAAGCCGCTAAACTAGCAGTAAACGAAACATTCGTCACTAATAGCAAAGGCGTTGCCACTATTTCCGGCAAGACTTCCCCAGACTATGACGTCAATGTTGATAACGTAAAACAAACCGCTGCTGATTCTGACGGTAAATTCTCTTTTGAATATAACCTAAAAGGCAACAGCAAGAAAAGCCTTCGACTCGAAGTCAGCAAAGACTACGACGATAACACCAAAAAGAGCAAACTTATTTACGTAAAACCAAGTAAGAAATTTTTGGCCAATAGAGAAAGTTTAGCGCAAGAAAGCTCACGCGCTGCTGTAGCCTCTGAAAGTCAACAAAAAGCAGCGTCAGAATCATCTGAAAGCCAGAAAAAAGCCGAATCAGAAAAGGCTAAAGTTGAATCAGAACAAGCTAGCGATATTACTCGCCTGAGTGAAAAACCGACAGACGAACAATCTGCAATTCTAACTAAGTTAGCAAATCAAACTTTTTCTAAAAAGTACCCTTATAAGGGAAGCAAGATTCACACAATTTTAGGGAATATTCAACCATGGACAAAAGACGGCAATGTTTGGTTCGCCAAATATGAAGCAACCATCGCAAACGCATTTAATGCTAAACGTGACGCTACTCTTGAAATTAGAATCACACCGCTGAGTCGTGATAGTGGTAATGTTTCATTTGAAGATTACTAGAATTATTTCAGCCATCGGAAAAGCCGACAGCAAGTGCAAGCCTTGCTGGCTGATTTGCGTTTACGCAAAAAAACATTTTGGAGGTTTTACAATGGCAAAGAAAATTAAGGACGAAAGTGGCAATACATACGTCCAAAAGAAACCGGTATACAAGCGTGTGTGGTTTTGGATTTTGGTGGTACTAGTTTTAATCGTTGGCGGTTCTGCTTTAGGGGGCAACAAAGACAACGGCGGTAAGAAAGTGAGCTCAACAAGTACAAGCAGTAAAAAGGAATCTTCAAGTAGCTCAAAAGTTGAAAAGGCAGTCGATAAGACCAGCGATGTGTCGTCTTCTGATGATGACGACTATGATTATGACGACACTACGGATAATAGCTCGGATGACACCACTGCTAGTTCATCCGACGAATCAGTCTCTACTGAATACAAATCTGCATTGGCTACGGCCAAAGAATATTCAGATCAGCAACACATGTCGAAAGCTGAGCTTTATGAACAATTAACATCTGACGCTGGCGAAAAATTCTCAGCGGAAGCTGGTCAATATGCGATTGACAATTTAAAAGCTGACTATAATGCAAATGCTCTTGCTACTGCCAAAGACTATCAAGAACAACAAAACATGTCCCCTGAATCTATTAGAGAACAGCTAACATCAGATGCTGGTGAGAAATTCACACCTGATGAAGCTAATTATGCAATCCAACACTTAAATGACTAACAATTAACGTTCAACCATCGGATAAGCCGACAGCAAGTGCAAGTCTTGCTGGTTGATTTGCAACAAAAAAGACACACCACCTCCCGCCAAGAAGTAAGGTGTGTCTAGTCTACAACGCCCCTAATCGGGTGCGCTATTTGTATACTCTATTTTATCAATCAAGTGGCATTTGGACAAGAGGCAATTTCGAGGAGGTTATTTTATGGCAAGTTATGAAAAACGTGGCAAGAAATGGCGTGTAGTTGTCTCTGTCATGGATAAAGGTGTACGACGCAAAGTTAGCAAAACTTTTAATACAAAACGTGAAGCAACAGAATGGTCTGTTCAGATGGAGTCGGATAAATTTCAGAACAAAAAGATCATTGCTTCTAGTATGCTCTTTTCTGATTACTTCAAGATGTGGGTTAAAAATTATAAATCGAAGGATATTAGAGCGTCAACTTTAACGGCCTATATCACAGCTGAGAATATTATCGACACACTATTTACCAATGTAAGGCTAGAAGATCTAAATTACCCTATACTCCAACACGGATTAGATGAATATGGAGAATCTCACAAAAAGAGTTATTTAACTTTGCTGGTTGCAAAAATAAAGGCCTCTCTTAAAGACGCTTTATATGACGGTTATATAACTTCCGACTTCTTTTCTCGACTTAAACCCCATGGTTTGGAAAGCGACGTAAAAATCAAAGCGTTGTCCGCAGATGAGTTCGAAATACTACAAGCCTATTTATATGCCCACAGCAACGACAAAATCAATTTGTCATTACTTATCGCGTTAGAGACTGGTATGCGAATAGGCGAGGTTTTAGCGCTAAACTATGAGGATGTTAGTGTGCCGTTTAATAACATTCATGTTGATAAATCTCTCACAGCTGCTAGTCGTGAAATTACGCCGCCAAAAAACAAAAACTCATATCGCGATGTTAGAATCACTAAAGAATTAACCGCAGTTATCTTTAATTCTGGGAGTTCTGGAAGAATATTCGATCATACACACCAAGCGGCTCTAAAAAGAATACAGCGAGTTACTAAATCGCTTAATATTTACAGTAAACTCAGTGTTCACGGTTTAAGGCATTCTCATGCATCATATTTATTATATAAAGGCGTTTCAATCAACTATATCTCAAAAAGATTAGGTCATGCCAACACTTCAATCACTCAAGAAGTTTACGCCCATATGCTAAAAGAAGAACGGATTTCAGAAACTGATAAAGCGTTGGACGTTTTGTCCATGTCCCCAAATGTCCCCAAAAACGCTATAAACATTGATATAGCAAAGGGTAATTAA